GAGGCATGGCTGTTGGAGCTGTATCTGATCTTTTATCTAAAGAGTCAGATGAACAAAATGCTTTAGGCGCTTTACGTGACCGTTATGGTTGGATGGATACACCTATATCTACAAAAGATACTGACCATCCAGTTGTGATGAAAATGAAAAACATTGTCGAAGGTATGGGCATAGGTTTATTCTTTGACGGTTTTGCATACGCACTTGGAAAAGGCAGTAAAAAAGTTGTAAAACAGATACAAGATAGAAACAAGAATCTAAAACAAGCAACAGTACAAAACGGACTAGCACAACTACGACGTGGAGAAGTAGAGTTTAGAGCAGATAAAAATGCACCTATATCTCAACCACACCAAGGAGCTCACATAACCGAGGTAGAGCCTCAGAAAGCTCGTGAGCAATTATCTCGTACCCGTAAAGAGTGGGGAGCAGAAGATGGCTCTGCTGGTTCTGTAACTACACCTTACGAACGTGAGCGTATTGCCATAGAAGGTGCTACAGATGAAGAACAGGTAGAACGTATTTTGCGTGGACTTATGAGTAACACAAAGTTCAAAGCAGAATTAGATGCAGTTAAAGGTAGTGTACCTAAGCTTGCAGCTAAATGGAAAGAAGCTATCGAAGGCCATCAACGCATAACACAAGGCAGAGATGCTATAGAGATGTCACCACAACAATATCTAAAAGAGTTATTAGAGGCTCAACCTGACGTTGTTGACGGTATTGAAATATGGACATCTAAGAATGTAGTAATAGGTGACTTAGTTGTTGGCACATTACTAAAACAACTACGTGACTTAGGTACCGCCGGTCGTGAAATAGCAGAGTTAGTAGACCTAGACGATGTAGATGGTCCAGCTAAACAAGTTGTAGATACAATGCTAACAGCGTTATATCAAACTAAAAAGGCTAGATACTTAAAGTCTGACGCATTTAGACAACTACAAGCTGGTAAGCAGCCAAAGTCACAGATAGTAGATGAAGTTGTAACAGCAGAAATGCAAGATGCAAGAGATTCTATAATGTCAGTACTTAAAATAGCAAAAGATGATCCTGACGATAACTTACTTAATGCGTTGTTTGAAGCTTTCTCTATGATGAAAGATGTCAATACTCTCGAAGACTTTGACAGATGGGCACGTACAGTCCTTAAAGGAGGTTCGTTAGAGCCAGATGGTCCAGCTAGAACAGGTGCGTTAATTCGTGAACTAGAAGGTGTGATGAGTCATAGTATTTTATCAGGACCAAAGACTCCAGTTCGAGCAATCATGGGTACATCCACTGCAACATTCTTAAGACCATTAGCTACAGCACTAGGAGCAGTCGTACGATATCCTTTTGAAGGAGACTCTGCTACACTTAGAACTAGCCTAGCTGCGGTCAATGGTATGATAGAAGCTATACCTGAGTCGTTCACTCTATTTAGAGAAAAGCTAAACTCATACTGGAAAGGTGATATACGTACAATTAAAACACGTTTTTCAGAATATACTGCTGCTGATGATAACTGGGAAATCCTACGTCGTTGGGCAGAAGATAGTGGTAGAGCAGACGCTGGTGAAGTAGCTGCATTTCGTATGGCTAACGTAGCTAGACAGATGAACAACAGTAACCTGTTTACATACTCTACAAAGATTATGGCTGCAACTGACGATGCCTTTGGATATATTTTGGGACGAGCAAAGATGCGTGAAAAGGCTATGCGTAGAGTCTTAGATATGCAGAGCGTTGACGGAATTAAATTACCAGATATAAACAGAGACTTGATGAAGGCATACGAAGATGACTTTTATTCACAAGTGTTTGATAACAATGGTAATATAATAGATGAAGCTACAAAGTTTGCACGTAAGGAAGTAACACTAACACAAGATCTTACAGGTTTTGCAAAAGGTCTTAACGATGTGTTTAGTGCTGCACCTCTAGCCAAACCATTCTTTTTGTTTGCTAGAACAGGTGTTAACGGACTCGCTTTAACGGGGAAGTATACACCGGGTTTCAACTTCTTAGTCAAAGAGTTTAATGATATAGCTTTTGCTAATCCAGCTGACTTAGCTAGTGTAAACAAGTATGGTATATTTACAGCAGAAGAACTTGCTAATGCACGTGCCTTACAAACAGGCCGATTGGCGATAGGTTCTGGTGTAGTCATGATGGCTGTAAATGCTTGGATGAGGGGTGATCTTAACGGTAACGGACCAGTAGACAGGCAGAAAAGACAGGTCTGGTTAGACGGTAAATGGGAGCCTAGAACTATTAAGTTAGGTGACGTACGTGTTGGCTATGACCAGTTTGAACCATTTAATCTTATCATGTCTACTATTGCTGACGTAGGTGATGCAAGTGAATTGATGGGTGAAGAGTGGACAGAAAATCAGTTAGGTAAAATATCTCTTGTTGTAGCACAGGCTATTACAAGTAAGTCATACCTAGCAGGCATACAGTCATTTGTAGATCTATTTGGTGCTAGACCCGGGCAGGGGCCACGTATAGTAGCATCTCTTGCTAACAACACTGTACCTCTTGCTGGTTTACGTAATGAACTTGGTAGATTATTTACACCATATATGCGTGAAATAAACTCAGGTGTACTACAGTCTATACGTAATAGAAACTTACTTACTGAACAAATAGCTGGTTCACAACAACTATCTAAAAAGTATGATATACTTAACGGTAAGCCTTTAAGAGATTGGGACTTTTTAACAAGAGCATATAACGCTGTAAGTCCTGTAACACTTAACTTAGAGCAGAGTGAAGGTAGGCAATTACTATTTAATAGTGGTTACGATCTACGTACATCAACATACTATGCACCTGATGGTACAAAACTTACGGACAATGCTCCGATACGATCTTTATTTCAGCAAGCAATAGGTTTACAAAACTTAGAGCTAAAACTTAATAAACTAGCTAGAGATCCTAAGATACTTGCTTCTTTAGAAGAGATGCGTAAAGATATAAAATCTGGTAGACGTGGAGACTTTGATGTAAAGGACTACTATCATAACAGAATTATAGAAAAATTATTTTATACAGCACGTAGAAAAGCTTGGGCTTCGATTAGTAATCAGCCAGAGGTACAAAGAGTTATATTAGAACAGCGTGAAAAAGAAATTCAACGAATTCAAAAACGTTCATCCACAGCTAATATTCTAAACATATATAAATAACAATGGCGACAACTCAACATTTTTACAACGGAACTGGTAGTCGAGATACCTTTCCGTTTACATTTGAATACATGAAACAATCAGAGATCAAGGTAAAAGTTGACTCTGTACTAAAAACTCAATTAACACATTATAACATTGTTAACACAGATGTAGTATTTACATCAGGAAATTTGCCACCATCAGGAAGTAATAACGTACATATTTATAGAGATACAGATGTCGAAACAGGTGCTGTAGTTTATGCAGCAGGGTCATCAGTTAAGGCAGCTGACTTAAACAAAAACCAAAAGCAATTACTACATGCCGTACAGGAACTAGAACTGGTAAGTCCTAACTCTAGTGGCCTAGTTCTATCAACTGGTACTAAGAATGATATTAAAGTCAACAGTGCTGGTAACTGGGAAATTGTAGACGATCAGGTAGAAAACAAACATCTAGCACCAAATGCTGTAGGTAATCTTGAAATACAAAATGACAGTATTGCTGAGGTTAAATTAGATATACACAATACTCCGTCTACAGGTAAGGTTTTAAGATATACCAGCAATGGTATGGAGTGGTCTGATGAGTCTATAACTACGCCTTCAAGTATTAGTTTATCTGATGAGTCTTCAGATACTGAATGTTTTCCAACTTTTGCGACCTCAGCTACTGGGGCACAAAGTTTAAAAACTGGTAGTAATTTGAAGTTTAATTCAAGTACTGGAAAATTAACTGCAACTCAATTTGAAGGAAATGTAATTGGTGATGTAGTAGGTAATATAACTGGTAACGTAACTGGTAATATAACTGGTCAATTTAATCCTACTGGACCTTTAAATTTACCTAATAACTCAACAGCAATAACACAACCTAACTCAGATATAAGTACTAAAGTTGCAACAACCGCATATGTTAAAGGTCATACAGGTGATGTTGAAAGACCAAGAGGTTTAAAACTAGGTTCTGTTAGACCTAACGTATCTACATTATCTCTTTATTCATCTAGTCTACATCCAACAAGTCCAGCTTCTGGAGCAGTGCTTTCTGTTGCAGAATTTGGCGTAGGTAATAGCCAGACCTCTAATATTTTGGCTAGGCGTGGAGGTAGTTACATCAGTGAAAACGGTAGACATTTTAACTGGGGTTGGGAACATAGTAATGATCACGGCTCAAAAGGTTATGGTTTCTCCAACGGTGATGGATATGTTTACACTCCGATATGTAGTCAATTAAGAATGCCAGCATATTTTATGAGAGCCATAGCTGGAAATGCTGACGATAGTAAATTTTTAACTGACTTAAATGGAACTAACTTAGGATTTACAATATTAAAAGCACCTAAAATTATTCAGTCATATATATCTCATGAAACTGCATATGTGTTAACTGAAAACGGTATGTTATTTGGTGCTGGTAATGACGATCATTCCGTATCTGGTAATGGAACTACAAGTGCTGAACAAGTAGGATTTGTACCATGTATGTTCTGGACAGATGCTGGTGTTGCATTAACTGGTACATCTAGGCCAAAAATAAAACAATTTAGTTTTGGAGATTGTGGGGATGATTTTCTTGCAAACGGTGACGGAACTAAGATTGCTTTAGATACAGATGGTTATGTATATACTTGGGGTGATAACGCTTATGGGCAAACTGGAAGAGGTTTTGTAGGTACTGGTGGTACAAATAACGTAAGACATAAAGCTCAAAGATTAAGTGTAACTGGATGGACTTATGGTACTGATACTACTAATCAACCTATCTACGTTTATGCTGAAGGTGGTAAAAGAGATTCAGTGTTTGTTATTACAAGTTCTGGAAAACTTTATGCTTGGGGACATAATACTAACGGTCAATTAGGTGTAGGAGATACAACTGATAGATATACACCAGTAGAAGTCACAAATGTAGCATCGGATTTAAAAACACATTTAGATGCAAATTCTGGAGCTAAGGTGGTTCACGTTTTAACTACTGGAAGTAATCTTACTGATTATCAAAGAACTTATGTTTTAACAAATACAGGTAAATTATTTGCTTGTGGAGATACTGATGGACCTTATACAAGTGATTCTAATGGTTTGTATTTAGGATTTTATGATAATACGAACACTACTAATTTTCATCAGACAACATTTAGAGAATGTACAAAAGTACATGAAGTACTTACATATACCAATGAAAAAATAGTTTCTTTATGGAGTACAGGCACTGATGCACCAACCATGTATGTCATTACAGATGGTGGAACACAAAACAAACCTAGAGTTATAAGTTGGGGTAGTAATGCTACAGGACAACTTGGTCGTGATGTGACTAGAGGTACTACTGCTGGTCAAAGCACTAGCGCATTAAGTCCTTGGAACCCTGCTGAAATTGAATTTCAAAACTATGGAGATAGTGAATTAGGTTCTGCAACTCGTACTAACGAAACAAACGGTACAATGTATGATGCTGCATTTACCAATAAACATAAATTTGGTAGACCAGTTGCTATCTTTTCTGATGGTTACCATTCAGATTCAGATTCTTGTGTAGTTTTATTAGACGATCTAGGTCAGATATATGAAGCTGGAACTCATAGAGGATATCCATTTGTTGCATATAACCTAAACGATGACTTTAACTCAAAAGACGAATCTTCTGGAACAGATTTTGTAAGTAGAAGATTTAGTCCAATATGGAGTCAACCAGAACCTATAAAATCATTAGCATTTAATCATGTTGGTGATGATTTAACAGGTTGGACAGCAATAGGAGTATCAGGAATCGTTTATACAGGTGGTAGTAATGGTTATGGAGCTATGGGAGTAGGAGCTCCATATGTTTTAGGTAATACAGCTGCTCCAAATCCTTCTCATCTAGGTGGTTTTACACCTCTCGCAATTTCAACATAAATTTTAAAAAAAAACAATGACATATCCAAGTCGATACAAAGACGCACAGGTAG